GTTCCTTCAGACGGAACCTTGCCAATTACGGCGCTGTCAAAGTCAAGACTGTGGATGGTGCAGCGGGTGACCTGAAGACCCTTCAGGTTGAAGTCAACGCTGACAACTACAAAGCTATTCTGGAAATCTTCAAAAAGGCTATCATTGAAAACTGCATGGGCTTTGATGCCAAAGATGACCGCTTGGGTGGACAGCCTAACCAGATGAACATTCAGTCCATGTACAGTGACATTGACCTTGACGCTAATGACATGGAAACTGAATTTCAGGCTTCCTTTGAAGAACTGCTGTGGTTTGTCCGGTGTCACTTTGCCAACACTGGTATTGGTGATTATGATCTGGACAACCTTGAAGTCATCTTCAACCGTGACCTTCCGATGGTGGAAAGTGAAGTCATCAATAACATCCGCAACAGTGTTGGTATCCTGTCTGATGAAACACTGGTTGCCCAACATCCTTGGGTGGATGATGTGGAACTGGAACTGAAACGGATTGCCAAACAGAAGCAAGCGGAACAGGAAGCAATGATGGCTGATAACCCCTTCAAAAAGGATGACCCTGATGACAAGGGTGATGACGAATGAGTAAGCTTACCCTTGATGAACAGAAACAGCGCCAACAGGAATATTGGTCAAAGCGGATGGAACAGCTTGAAGCTTCCCTACACAGGGACGCTGAAGAAACTGTCCGTGATCTGGAAACCATGTACCGGGCTGCTGAAAGGGAAATTGAAGCTGACCTGTCCCGCTGGTATGGTCGGTTTGGGGCTAACAACGGGGTTGTGACAATGGCTGATGCCCGGAAGCTGCTGACTTCAGGGGAACTGAAAGAATTCAAGTGGACGCTTGCTGAATACCGTGAAAAAGCCAAAGACAACGCTGACGGGAAGTGGCAGAAGGAACTTGAAAACGCTTCTGCCCGGTGGCATGTGTCCCGGCTGGAAGCGCTGAAGTATCAGCTTCAACAGCATGTGGAAGTGTTGGCGGGTGGACAGACAGACGCTATGGATGTTCTGTTGAAGAACACCTACCTGAACGGATACGGTCAGACAGCCTTTACCATCCAGACCGGGCTTGGAATCGGATTTGACATAGCGGGTCTGAATGGACGGGCTATTCAAACGCTGCTGAACAAGCCTTGGACAACGGACGGACGCAACTTCAGTGAACGGATTTGGGGCAACAAGCAAGTCCTGATTGGGGAACTTCACAAGCAACTGACCCAAAACCTGATGACGGGCGGTGACCTGAACAGGCTGATTGACAGCATGTCACAGAAGTTCAACACTTCCCGGTCAAACGCTGCAAGGCTGGTTTACACAGAACATGCTTACGCTGTGTCAGTGGCAAGCGGTGAATCATACCGGGCAACCGGGGTTGAAAAAGTCACCTTCATTGCCACACTGGATGAACGGACTTCAGAAATCTGTCAGTCAATGGACGGAACAATCATTGACATGAAGGATTATCAACCGGGGGTGACAGTTCCCCCGCTTCACCCGTATTGCAGAAGCACAACAGCCCCTTACTATGCTGACATGGCTGGTATTGGGGAACGTGCTGCAAGGGATGAAGACGGAAACACCTACTATGTTCCCCGTGATATGACCTACCCGGAATGGGCTGATACCTTCCTGAAAGACCCGGATACCGGGGAATCAGGTTCCAAGGATGGATTGACCCCGGTGGGTGACACTTCCACCCTTGCAGGATTTCTGGCAAGCTTGCCGAAAATACAAGGTGAACACAGCTATAAGGATGATGAACGGGATACCAACCCCCGCTATGAGGAATCCCGGAAGAAGGGTAATACGGAATACACCCATAACTGTCAACGCTGCGTGAACGCTTATGAAGCAAGGCGAAGGGGTTATGATGTGACCGCTGCTGCCCGTCTTCCCGGTAATGATGACCTTGCTGTGATGATGGCTAAAAACGGTTGGGCGAATGTGTACCAAAGCGGACGGGAAAGCCTTGTTCCGGTCACATCCAGAACCACTGAAGGTGTCAAAGCCAAAGTCATTGAAACGGTCAAATCAATGGGAAGCGGTGCAAGGGTTATTGTCCGGGTGCAATGGAAACGGTCTTACAGTGGTCATGTGTTCATAGCTGAAAATCATGACGGTGAAGTTGTTTTCCTTGACCCGCAAGATGAAACTTCTGACGCTGGTTCCTATTTCAGCTATGCCAAAGTCAATCAAACCCATCTGCTTAGAATTGATGACAAGGAATTCACAGACCTGATTAGAAAGTGTGTGGTTCCAAGAAAGGATGAAAGCAAATGACGGTGAAGCAATGCCGGGAAAAGGCTGAAGACGCTATCAGGGAATTGAAGATTCCCCTGTCAGAAACCGTCTTGGATGACGGACAGTATTACATCTTTTCTTCCGCTGATGAAATTGAAGATGTGATGATAGGTGTGGACAAGGAAACCGGGGAAGTGATTGACTATTTCCCGCCTAAACACCCCGCTTTCCTGAACGCTGTTGAAGTGTGATCTGAAAGGGGTGCTGATATGGGCTATTCCTTTTCAGACGCAAGACGGAACGTTGAAAAAGTGGCTTCCAACATCTACGGTCTTCACCTGAAACCTGATGCGCTGGATGACGGTGAATTCTGGATATTCCCTTGGGAAGAAGAAACATCTGAAATCCCGCTGTGTGTTCATAAGAACATGGGCGGGATTTGCTTGTATGATCCTGAAGCCCATCCAGCTTTCAAGGATGCGGTGACGGTGTACCAGACTAAGAAAACCGGACAGTTCCCCACATAATATTGATTTTTGTGAACGTGTTTCCGGTTTGTAAGGACAGGGGGTTTCATTTGCCCCCTGTCCTATTTTCATGGTTTCTGTTCAGGCATGTCCTATAAGGACGGGCTAACCCTTTTGACCTCCGGGGTAGCTGCCCTACTCGTTTGATGATGAAACACAGGGGTTGTGGTGCGGAACTTCTGTTTCATCTGACAAGCTTTTTGCCCTCGCTGCCTGTTTGATGATCTGTTGAAAGTCAGATGCAAAGATGGGCTAACATGCCGTTGGAAAACAAAGGGGGTCATTTCTCAGGTATGAACCCTTTGGGGTTTATATAAATTCCGCTTTCCGGTGCGATAACCGGACAATCAGAACCGGACTGAACCGGGACAACAAATGTGATTGCAGAAAGGATGGTTCCACATGAAAAAGGAAGAACTGGTAAAACTTGGACTGACTGAAGAAGACGCTGAAAAGGTTGCAAAGGCTTCTGAAGAAGAACTGAAGGGGTTTGTTCCCAAGTCCCGCTTTGATGAAGTCAATGAAGCCCGGAAACATGCTGAAGATTCAGTCAAGGAACGGGACAAACAGATTGAAGGGCTGAAGTCTTCTGCCGGGGACGCTGAAAAGCTGAAACAGCAGATTGACGAATTGCAGCAAGCCAACAAGGAAAAAGATTCCAATCATGCCTTGGAAATCAAGAAACTGAAGATTGACAATGCTGTTGATTCTGCCCTGAACGCTGCAAAGGCAAAGAATCTGAAAGCTGTCCGGGCGCTTCTGGATTTGGACAAAGCCGAATTGGACGAAAACGGAAACGTGAAGGGACTTGCTGAACAGATTAAGAAACTGTCTGAAGCAGATGATTCCAAGTTCATGTTTGAATCATCCGGGAAACCTAAAATGAAAGGTGCTAAGACGGGTGAAGATGGGATTGACGATAATGACGGGAAACCGGATACATCCAAGATGTCCTATGATGAACTTTGTCAGTACCTGTCTGAAAACCCTGATGTTGAACTTTAATAATCCAATGAAAGGAATGATTTTGAATGCCTAACACAAAGTTTGATTCCAAGTCTTTCAATCCGCAAGCGTTTAAGTACATGATTCAGCGGATTCCCAACCTGAAGAAGAATGAACTGAAGAAGTGTAAAGCGCTGGTTGGCAACCCGGATATCCGGGAAGCTTTCAGTTCCCAGAACGGTACTGCTTATGCCCGTATTGCTATGCGGGGTCTGCTGGATGGCGCTGTCATCAACTATGACGGTCAGACCGACATTACCGCTACTTCCACCAAGACCTTTGAACAGGGTGTGGTTGTAGTCGGTAGGGCTAAAGCTTGGAAAGAACGTGATTTCAGCTATGATATCACGGGCGGTGTGGACTTCATGCAGAATATTGCTGAACAGGTTCGTGATTATCTGGATGGTGTCGATCAGGATACGCTGCTTGCTATCCTGTCCGGTATTTTCGGAATGACAGGTGGTAAAAATGCTGAATTCGTTGCCACTCACACTTATGACATTTCCGGTGCTGTGTCCCCGGTTATGGGCGCTACCACCCTGAACAGCGCTATTCAGAAAGCCTGTGGCGCTAACAAGGGTAAGTTTGCGCTGGTTATCATGCACAGCACAGTTGCCACCAACCTTGAAAACCTGAATGTCCTGACCTTCCTGACCTACACTGACAAGGAAGGTATGACCCGTCAGCTTCAGTTGGCTACTTGGAATGGTCGGCTGGTTCTGGTTGATGATTCCATGCCCCTGACCAAAGTGGTCACTACGGCGGGTGTGAACGGTGTGTATACGCTGACCATCGGAACCAAGGCTATTGCGGGTGATAAAATCACTGTGGGCGGTGTGGAATACACCTTCCATGCGACTGAAACCAGCTATGCCAACAAGACCATTGCTATCAAGTCTTCCAAGAACGATCAGGCGGGCGAACTGGCTGGACTGCTGGCTACCCAGTATGCGGGAATCTTCAGCGCTGAAGCTTCCGGTGCTACGGTTGTTCTGACTCAGGTTGTGCCGGGTACGGGCGCTATTCCGGTGGTTTCTGTGACCCAGACCACTTCCGGTACGCTGGTTGCTTCCATTGCTTCCACTACTACGGGTGTGACTGAAGTGGATGATATCACCTACATCACCTACGTTCTTGGTGAAGGTTCCATCTACTATGAGGATATCGGTGCAAAGGTTCCTTATGAAATGGCTCGTGATCCCAAGACCAACGGCGGTGAAGACACCCTGTACACCCGTCAGCGGAAGGTGTTTGCCCCGTTCGGTATCAGCTATGAAAAGGCTTCTCAGGCTTCCAACAGTCCTACTGATGAAGAACTGGCTATGGGTGCTAACTGGACGCTGGTTCACAGCGGTGAAGGAAACGTTGCTGACCGTTCCTACATTGACCCCAAGGCTGTTCCGATTGCCCGTATTATTTCCAAGGGCTGATGAAGGGGGTGCGCTGAATGACTGATATTGATCTGGAAGAAAACAATACACCTGAAGAACCGGGTGAAGAAGAATCTACCCCTGAAGTTGATTTGGGTGAAGCGTTTGTGAACCTTGCAGAACAATCAACTTCCTTCAGCGCTTCCTTTCTTTCTGAAGTGACTGACCTGATATCTGCTTTGGGGTATACGCTGACAACCGGGGATGATACATTACTTGCTTTTTCAGCGGAATATGTGGAACAGGATATCAAGAATTCCTGCAACGTTGCTGAAGTTCCTGAAGGGCTGCACAAGGTAGCGGTTGGACTAATCGTTGCTAAGTTCCTTTCCATGAAAAGAAGCAAACTGACAGCGGAAACGCTTGATTCCTTTGACTTTTCACCTATCCTGAAGGAACTGTCTGAAGGTGACACCAAACAGGTTTGGGATACTTCCAGCGGTTCCAGCGCTTCACAAAGGCTGGATTTGCTGATAGCGCAACTGGAAAGCGGTAGAAATCAGTTTATCACATACAGGCGGTTGAAATGGTAAGCAACTTACCCAAGATGTGGAAGGACACCTGTACAATCACATCCAAGCAGAAGACCACAAAGACCAACGGTGCAACCGGGTTTTCTGATGTGGCTGTCTGTACGGATGAACCTTGTAAGCTGTCCTTCTTCAACAATTTCAAGATGAACGATTCCACCAAAGCTAACCTTGTGTCCGCTGCGGTGTTCCAGAATATCAAATTGTTCATCAAGCCTGATTTGGATATCCCTGAAGGAAGCAAAGTCACAGTGACTACCCACAAAAACGGGAAAGTTCTTCATTACAAGTCCAGCGGTGCAACTTCAATGTTCACTGACCATCAGGAAATCATTCTGGAAGTGGATAAAGAATGGGCATAACAGTTGATGTTTCCCAGATAGAAGGGTTTCAGCAGAAGATTAAAGCTTTGAACGGAACCCAACGGGACATGTTCTTCCGGGATTGCTGCATGGAAGGGGCTAACAGGCTGGTTGCCTTGGTGAAACCCCTGACCCCTGTTCAGCATGGAACGTTAAGGGCGGGTTGGGATAATGCCCTTGGTGGTTTGGGCGCTGCAAGCGTTTCCAAGACCCAAGGCGCTGGAAATTCCTATTCCGTAACGGTTGAAAACGCTACCCCTTACGCTTCCTATGTTGAATACGGACACAGGCAGACCCCCGGAAGATATGTTCCCGCTATTGGGAAACGGCTGGTTGCTTCATGGGTTGAAGGGAAACACATGCTGGAAAAGTCGGAAGGAACCTTATCAGGTGTCCTGCCCGGTGTTCTGCAAACCAAACTTGATGCGTTTTTAAGGACGGTGTTCTGACATGATAAATGATGTGAAGGATGGGATTGTAACCGCCTTGGTTGCTGCTTTCCCCGGTGTCCCGGTCTTTGATGAACCTGTGGAACAGGGAATTGAACAACCGTCTTTGTCTGTCAGGTGTGTGGAACCCAAGCGGAACCTGTTCAGGGGAAAACGGTATTATGAAGATGACCTGTTTGAAGTAGTCTACTTTCCCCCACAAGATGACAGATATCAGAAAAGCAATGAAGCGGTTGAAACACTTTTCAATTGTCTTGAAATTCTGACCCTTTCAGATAAAACAACCATCAGGGGACGGGACATGAAAGCCCATACCGCTGAAGATTTCACGGTTGTTTTCACTGTCAGATATTCTGACTTCATGTACAAGTCGGAAGAACCGGATTTGATGGACACATTGGAAGAAAACAGTGTTGAACCAATAATATGAAAGGGTGATTGAATTGAAACAGGCTGAAAAGGTTGAAAAGGCTGAAACGGTTGAAAAGAAAGCTTCCGTTCCGGTGTTTTCTAAAGCTTCCATTCTCAGAAGCGTAAGGTTTTCAGACCGGAAGGACGCTTGCAAGGCGCTTCTGAAGGATGATGAAAACTATACGCTGGAACAGGTGGAAGAAATTCTGGATAACTTTATGAAAGGATCGGTGAAGTAAAATGGCTCTTGGCGGTGGAACTTGGTTCTCACAGAACAAGAAAATTCCCGGTGCTTACATCAACTTCATTTCCAAAGCTACTGCGAATGCTGCCCTTGGTGACCGGGGTATTGTGGCTATGGGTCTGAAGATGGGTTGGGGCATTGACGGGGAAATCTTTGAAGTCACAGCGGGTGATTTCATTAAAAATTCTCTGAAGCTGTTTGGATATGATTATAGCGCCCCTGAAATGAAGGGTCTGCGTGATCTGTTCAAATATGCCCGTGTTGCTTATTTCTATAAGCTGAATTCCACTTCCGGTACTACCAGTCATGCTACTGGTACATTCGGAACGGCTGTTCATTCCGGTACTTGCGGAAACAACATCAAGATTGCTATTGCGGTCAATGCTGATGATTCCAACAAGTGGGATGTTATCACCTATTACAACAATGTTGAAGTCAACTATCAGGTTGTGGCTTCCGCTGCTGGACTGGTTGATGACGATTGGGTGAACTACAACAAGTCTGCTACCCTTGCTGCCCAGACTGCTACTGCTCTGACTGGCGGTGCTGAAGCTTCCATCACGGCTGCTATGCACCAGACCTTCCTCAGTAAGCTGGAAAGCTATTCTGTCAACGCTGTGGGTGTTGTCAATGATGATAGCACTGAAATTTCCAGCCTGAATGCGGTTTACGGCGCTTGGGTTGCCCGGATGCGTGATGAACTTGGTATCAAGTGTCAGGTTGTTTGCTATAACTACGCTGCGGACTATGAAGGTGTAGTGAAGGTGAAGAACACTGTGTCTGATACTGGTTGGTCACCCGCTTCCCTTGTGTATTGGGTAACCGGACTGGTTGCTGGTATGGCTATCAATGAATCTGCCCTGAATCTGATCTATAATGGTGAATTCACGGTTGGCGCTGATTATACACAGGCTAATCTTGAATCCTTCATTGACGGTGGATTCTTCACGCTGCACAAAGTCAACAATGATCTGCGGGTGCTTGCGGATATCAACAGCCTTGTTACCACTACGGCTGATAAGGGTGATATCTTCAAGTCTAATCAGACCATCCGTGTTATTGATGAGATTGCCAACAGTATTGCTGGTATCTTCAATACCAAGTATCTTGGTCGGATTCCCAACGATGATGACGGACGGATTGCGCTGTGGGCTGATATCGTTGCCCATCACAGGGAACTTGACAGGGTACGGGCTATCCAGAACTTTGACGAAGAAGCGGTTACGGTGGAACAGGGCAATGAAAAGGGCGCTGTTCTGGTCAATGATGCCGTTGAAATTGTCGGCGCTATGGAAAAACTGTACATGACCTGTGTGGTTGCCTAATAACAATGAAAGGATGTAGGAAACA